ATCTGTTTTATCCGTTTTAAAATAAAGTTTAACCTTCTCACAATTAGGATCGTCTGAATGATTTATAAATCCACCCAAAGGGGTTCTAATAAGTGTATCACTAATTTGTATATGTGACATTCCAAAATTAGTTCCTACTGTAATTTTTTGTTTAGCAAATAAACCAATGTCATGAATCTCGGAGAAACCTAATCGAAGTTCTTCGGGTAACGGTTTATACATTTAATTTTTTCTCCCTCACAGCTAATGCTTTATTAATATTGTCATAAAATAATTTTTCCCAAAACCAGGCTCTTTTAATGTTAGGGTCCTGATCTTCATAGCTTTTAGTTACGCTTTTAGGCATCCAAAAAACAAGCCCATCATAATTTTCTCTATATTTATCTACGAGTTTAATACGGATAGCCTTTCTAGTTTCTTTAACTAAAACGAAATCGGCTCGTTCATAATAATCATAATCATGAAAACCTAAGTGTCTATACATTTTTTTGTGCTTTCCATTTTCTGTATCCTTCTACCCAGGATTCTTGTTTTTCTTTTTCTTCTCCATAATCTCTTTCAATAATCATTTCACAGTAATGAATTGCTTTTAATAAATCTTGCTTACCATCTTTATAAGGATGGCGGCAAATATATTTAATTACGTTTCCTTCTGCAAATAACATTTTATTTTTGTGAACAAATTCACTCGGCTGAATTTTCATTTTCTTGTAGTGTTTTCCACCGATCTGCTTTTCCCATATGCTCATATTTTATATCCTTTATAAACGTCTTTCGGCCTTACAATATGTAAAGTCTCCTTAGTTCGTGTTGCTCCCACATAAAATAATCTTTCTTCATCATCAGGATTTTTATCATATCCTTTCTGAGTATTTTCTGTAAGATCTGTCAGTAATACTACGTTATCACATTCCCCTCCTTTTGCACCATGTATAGTGGATAAATTTATTCGAGGGTCTTGATTTAATTTCTCTCCATTGTTTCTCATGGATCTTAAATATTCTACTCGTCTTGATCCAGCACCGTCCAGTGCTTCATACCAAACTGCATTTGTATTAAGACCATAATCTTTACGTAATTGATCAATGCCATAAAAAGCTTCTTTGGCCATCCCTTGAATTTTTACTTTGTCTAAACTTCTAGGACTCATATAGCCGAAGATATGTGCTAATTTTTTATATTCTAATAATGAACCTTTACGTAAATTTTCCCAATCAGTAACGGCGGTGTATAATTCTGCTTCGTAGTTTTTTCCTTTTTTACTTTTGTAATACAAACCATCTTTGTATAAAACTTCTTCGATAGCTCTGTGTTGAAAATTAGTTCTTGTAAGAACTAACCATTTTCCTTCTTTTAAATTGATTTGATCAAAACTATCATACCATTTGACATCTCCCTCACGTTCAGAAGGCAACCAATTCTTATTGATTCTATTTGAAATTCTGTTTACAATATTGGCCGCTAATTTATGAACTTTAGCAGGTACTCTAAATGATTGAATTAATTGATTTATTTTACCATCGAGCGCAATAAAACTATCCACATCTGCTCCGGCCCATCGGAATATTGCCTGATCATCATCACCAGCAACAAAAGAATCTTGAGTATTCAACCATATATTTTTAGCCATATCCCATTGAACTCTTGATAAATCTTGAGCTTCATCAATAAAGGTTACTTCAAATTTCGGACATCTATCACTCTTAATGAATTGTGAAATCATGTCGTGAAAATCAATTAGACCATATTCTTTTTTATAAATTTTTAATTCGTTATCTAATATAATTAATTTTTCTCTCGATACTTCTTTTGTATGTTCTCCTAAATCATATTGTTCTTCTACGGTAATTTGTTTATGTTTTGCTTTGTCAATAATATTTAATTCTTCACTGTTAGAAGAGAAGAAGGCATGACTCTCATCGTTGTCCCACGCAGGAACCGATAAAGGAAGCTTTAACTTTTCTCCTAAATCTTTGTAATGATGGGGTTGCATTACATGTTCTTTTTTAATTCCTAATCGTCTAAAGGCTAATGAATGTAAGGTTCTAAAATAAGGAAGATCATCTTCACTTAAATTAAATTTTTTCATGGCTCTATCTCTTGCTTCGTAGGCAGCCTTTTGAGTGAAGGCAAAGTAGCCAATTTTATCAGGATCTGTTTCTTTTAAATAGTCTTCTACTTTATTTAATAAAGTTCTAGTCTTTCCTGTTCCTGGTGGTCCTAATACAATTGTTGTCATTAAAATATTTCCTTTTCTTTATAACCTGGTGATTTAAATTCTGTTTTCTTGCTTTCAAATTTTTTAACATACATTACTTTAATACTTTTTCCGCTAGCATCTATAACTTTTATTTTTGCATCAAACCATTCTTTCATCCATGCTGAAGTCTTTTGATAATCATGAGACCATCTTCTGCGCTGGAGATGATCATAAAAGAAATGTCTAAATTTAAAATAATGAAAACCCTCATCACTCCACACATTTCCTCTTTCAATATCCTCTTTACGTTTTGTTTGTCTCCGATCACTACAGTAATCTTCTAAATGTTCTAATAATTGATCTTCTGTCTTCATGCCTTCAGGAGCTTCAATAACTTCTCTTCCTGCAAGTAGTCCATTAATTAAACTTTTCCAATCTTTTGTTTTCAAAGTAGGTGGTAACATTCCTACTCCTGCTATGCAGGCTTCTTCAAATAAAGATTGTTGCCTTAAATGTTTTGCACTATCTAGTCTAAGTCGTTTTCCATCCACATTTAAATAATAATAGGGATGCTCTAATTGAATTTCTTGAAGATCACTCAGTTCGGGAAAAGTCGGAGAATTACCTATTCCATGTTTTCTAGTTCTGCATAAAGCTTTGTCACAATGACTACACATAGGTTCGTCTTTACATTTATATCCCCAGTCTTTTTTCTCATGTTGTTTTTTTACAATATCAATTTCATTTTGATCAAGTTCTCCAGTCATATAATTTTCATGAAACCAGGAAACTCTTTCTTTCCAATTTTTCCATTTCTTTTTTGCAAATACTGCGAAATGAAACAAGGCGGCATTTCTCCCCCCTTCTGTTATTTTTTCAGCCGCCAATGTTTCAATGCAGGGAGGACCATCAGAAAAATCTGATTGAGGCCTCTCTACTTTTATGGAAGATATATTCGTCGCATAGGCATCGACGAGACCATAAAACTGTTCTAACGTTGCCGCTTTCCCTTCTTGTGTGAAAGCATAGCGTGTTGTTTTATCTCCTTGAAAGTAAGGAAGATTCAAAAAATTGCCGGTATCTTCTTCTGATTTTAATTCTATTTGTTTAGGAAAGACTTCCGCATTAGCAAATCCTAATACTGCCCTAATCTCTAAGAGTTTGTCTCTCATTACTTTAGCTTCTGTAAATTTTTTTGAAAATAAAAAGATGTGTGCTCCTCCACTTTTAGATCTGCAGACAATCAATGGAAGTTTAAATAATTTAATTTTGGTTAATAATTTTAGATGGTCAAACCCTGCATAGCTATCTACATCTATACAACCCCATATACAGGTGTTATCGTCTGTAATAGGGACTATCCCTAGTGTAGGTTCAATTCCTTTTAAATGATTTTCGTAAAGTTGGCTGGTAACAGGTTCTCTTTTAATAAAAGATTTTCCTTTAATTTTTTCGCCGTTGGCTGGTTGTGTTTTGATGTAGGTACACCCATATGCTCTTTTTAAACCCGTAAATATTTGTTCAAATTTCATAACATGTTCTTTCTACGGGGCGAGTTAAGTCTCCCGCTCTCGCCCCATTTATAGTTGATCAGCAACTATTTCTTAATAAGGTGTTTTCTGACTCGTTTCAGAATCAGATGTATGTTTAGCTTGAACATTTCCCTTAGAAATATTCTGAGAGAAACTTCTTGCCTGATCATACATAGCTCTCTCTTTAATAGGTCCAATTTTAGATACATCCCACCCAAACCATGTTCCTTTGTCGTTAGACTGTTGAACAGTCGTCAACTTGTAAACATGACTATATGTTGGTGGAGTAAATAAGCCGTTTTTACCTTGGAGCTTTATTCCCATCATCATTGTATTCCATTTACGACTAGTCTTTAATTGAGTAGCCTTCATAGTAATCAATGCTGTGCAAGGATTTTCGCCGAGCATCAGTACAAAGTGACTGGCTGTATTTTCAAGATAATTACCATTTGGTAATCTATCCTTATTCGTGTTGTCTCTTTTGGCTGAGCCAACTACGTCTGAATTTACAGCGTGCACTCCAACTGGTGCGCCCATACTTTCTCCTCTGTCTTTCCATTCTACATACTCTCGTTTGTAAAAACACGGAATGACATTTATACCTTTTGTTCCATCATGAAGTTCATTCGTGACAGTGTTTAGGATCATCCCAGGTTCTGCCCCCTTGAGATATTTAGCATGTCTCGTATTAACTTCCGGAGACAGCTGTCCTAAAACTTTCAGAAACGGTAGCGCAAGATCATCTTGCGACATCGTTTGAAAGCCAGCGTTCGCATCACCTTCAAATAATCCGGTAGATGGAACCTGTGCAGTTGTTTTTTTAACCACTGCGGTTTGTCGTTGTTCTTGGTTCATTGTTATTGTTTCCTTGTTAGTTTGGTTCGGTTTCCTACGAACACGTTAAAAGTATCCATGGGCATATCGAGACCTTTCTCAATACGTTCACGGACCATTGCTTTGAGAGTCATTGGCTCGACCTTCAACTTTTGTGTCGGTTCGAACCCGTGACTCTTCGCAAGGTTAGCATATTCTACCGCCTTGTTATCTTCGTTTCGTCCAAAGGAAACGGTGACATCATTTTTAATGATATCCCCTAGGCCTTGTTCACGAAGCCATTTATAAGCTGCTTCTCTGTTTTTCACAGTGATGCTAGCACTATAGAAAGGTTTTACGTCAACTGCTGATCCATCAGCTAACTTCAATGATGTTAATCCCATTTCACTTAACATAGTCGGAATTACATCTTGAGAAATTCTATCTACTTCTTTTTGTTTGGATTTGAGAGCTTCTTCTTCTCTTTTTATTTCATCTTCTAAAGATCTTAATTTAAGAACTTCATCAGATAAAGATTTAATCTCTTTGGTGCGAGTTAAAACTTCTTCCTGGTCTTTTTCAAAATCAATCGTCATCTATATTTCCTCTTTCATGTAAATTTATTTCAATAGGATAATATTTTCTTTCTTGTTTATCCCACTTAAGTAACTTGTACTTACCATTGGTTATATCAGAAACTATAGAACATGCAACCCCTATTATTGCAGGATCTCCAGTGAGTAATAAACAATCTTTACTACTTCTAAAATCCTTTAATCCTTTTCTTAACTTATATATTAAAGGACCTGGAGAAAATATAATTTGAGCCATTTCTGGTAATAAAAATTTAAACGTCCCATATTGAGCAGCACCTAATATATTAATTTTAGGTCGACCTTCTCTGGTTCCTGAAATTTCTTGAATAACATAGACTATGGGTATGTTCTCTTTAATTCTAGGATTTGTAAAAGTAAGATGTTGCGTTTCTTTATTTTCTTCGAGTTCAACATCCGGGTGTTTATAGACTACTTTTTTAGCTTTTATTTTAAGAT